GGCAGCCTAAGTTTTCGGTTTCCAAAGTTAAGCCTAACACCTCCTACAAACCAGAGGGGGGACTTGATGAAACTGCCCAAGGGATGACCAACAAGGCGATCATGAAGTGTTCTTATAGGATGACGATTCCGGGTATGGACAATAAGCAGCTTGGCTACGCTACATTTATTAAGGGCAAGATTATGATAATGCCCTTCCATTTTGTCGTGCAGTTAAAGGCCATTGCTGACGAGTACCTGGAAGATTCAGCTCAGATCAATATGGAGAATGCTTCTACTGGATCCATTCGAGCTGTGACTATTAAGCAGATTTTGAGTGGAGTTGTTGAGGATTTGGATCTTATCAAGCAAGATTTATGCCTGGTGGATTTGGATCTCCATCAGCATCCTGATATTGTTTCTTATTTCATTTTGGAGAAGCAATTGACGTTTTCTGTTATTCCAGCTACTTTGTATGGGTTGAGGAAAGATCCTGATGGTGTTTGGTCTTGTCATGCGCCAGTCAGTCGTGAGAAGTCTCAGTTCGTCTGTTCTGACTTGGGTGATTATACAGTTCAAGATATCCTCAAGTATAGTATGCCAACTATCCCCGGTGATTGCGGGGCTTTGTTGGTTGCTCAGAGCCCTGGCTTTGGGCCAGGCAAATTCTTGGGATTTCATGTCGCAGGTTCACAAAATGCGATTGGATTCTCTAGTATCGTTACGCGTGAGATGTTAGTGCGGGCGTTGTCGAGATGCCCTGCACAACTGCCACCGCCTACCGATAGTGGCTTCTTTAGTCCTCAGTGTGCGGAGTTTCCTGTAGAGGGACACTTTGTACCATTGGCTAAAATTGATCAAGTGGTCTCTCAGCCTCTGAGGTCTAGAATTGTTCCATCGGTGTTTCATAATATGTGGTCCGTTAGTCCATATGCTCCGCCTCGTCTTCGTACGTTTGAAGTAGACGGAGTTATTAAGGACCCTGCACTTATGGCAATTCAGCGGTATGGGACCGCGCCTTTGTTGGTAGATTCGATGCCATTAAAGCTCGCTGCAGAATATATAGCGAGCAGGACCCTCCAGCACATTGTGGGGGGTCGCAATGCTAATCCTCGGATCCTTTCCTTTGAGGAGTCCGTTCTTGGGCTCCCTGAAGAGAAATATTGTAAATCTATTCCCCGTGGCACATCAGCTGGC